TATCAAGGTTGTTGATTATTGGGAAGTGGATTTTGATTCCGAGGAAGGTAGAGAACAATTCGCAAACCTAAATAAGATTGCCATTGAAAAAGGCTATGAAGGTGTAATGATTAAACCTATTGACGGCATATATGAATGTAAAAGAACATATGCCTGGTTGAAAATGAAACCTTATATCGAAGTCACACTCACAGTTGTTGAACTCGAGGAAGGTACTGGTAAAAACGAGGGTTTATTAGGAGCTCTTGTTTGTGAAGGACATGACGAGGGTAAAGATATTCGTGTCAAAGTTGGTAGTGGTTTAACTGATGATGACAGAACAGACATCTGGGCAAACCAAGATGCTGTAATAGGACAACTAGTGGAAATCAGAGCTGATTCATTCAGTCTCGCTGACGGAGAGGAAGTCTACAGTCTCAGATTCCCAAGATTTAAAACATTCAGAGGATTTAGTCCTGGTGAAAAGCTATGAATTTAAAAGAAAAGACAATTCAAAGACTTGACACTTTACAAAGTTATATGGAAAGTAATTACCATCTCAAGAATAGAGATGAGTGTTATGAACTTTCATTAAAGATTTCAAAATGTTGGAGTATTTTGAGCGAGGAGGATAGAGATTATGTCCAATGTGCTCAAGATGCAATATCCGAAGGATTGGAATGGATTGTATAAGGAGTAATATATGATGAAAAACTTAGTCGAAGTATTTGCTAAAATGTCAGATACTGATTTGGAAGAGTTCGCTCAACTTGCTGTTAAAGATGGGTGTGCAACTCAACTTGAATACTTTTTACATAAAGCACAGCTGGAGGCAGAATAATGACACAATATGACGATAGAGTAGAAAGGCAAAGGCTATTATTAGAGGCCGAGGATTGGGCAATGAAAACTAAAGGTATTCATGTACATTCTTTTACCTCTATGTGGTATGATGACAGACCACAAGATACAATGTATGGAAAAGAATCTGTCACTGATATCGAATATAATTGTGGAATTATCGAAAGACATAAAGATGGAAAACATATCCACACATTCGGTAAAGCCTTAAAAGGCGACGAATTATTAGATTCATACATTAGACAATCATGAAAAAATTAATTACGTTGGCAATTTTATTGTCAGCACCGCTTTCGGCAATCACGCTTGAAGAGCCTTATATACCATCAGAAACTGAACGATGTATGGCTCTCAACATTTACCATGAAGCTCGTAGTGAAAATATGGCCGGTAAATTTGCAGTTGCTGATGTTGTATTAAACCGAGTAAATGATAGGCGATATCCAGATACGGTATGTGGAGTAATATTCCAGGCTGAACTATCTGAATGGTGGTTGGAACGAGGAAGAGAAGTTCCAGTTAAAGGACGATGTCAATTCAGTTGGTATTGTGACGGACTTAAAGACGACCCAATGGAATCTGATTCCTGGGCCGAAGCTCTAATTGTATCATATCAAATTTTAAATAAGGATATGTACAGAGGTCTTACAGAAGGCGCAACTCATTATCATGCGAATTATGTTTCACCTCCGTGGGCTCCAAGTTTCCATTTTGTAGGACATATAGGTTCGCATATCTTTTATAGAGCAGATTGAATAAATATCTCTATAGTTAAATTATGGAGTATATTATGAAATTTGCAGGAGTTGACTACAGTTTATCTAGTCCAGCCATCTGTGTACATATTGGAGAGGATTGGTCATACGATAACTGTAAGTTTTACTATTATGTAAAACAGAAAAAATTGTTGCAAGGTGATAAAGGTCAGTATATCGCAACAATGTATCCTGACAATTGGGCTGACGACCAAGAAAGATATGATATACTTGGTTCGTGGTCATTAGAAAAAGTTCTTGATGCTGATTTTGTTGGTATCGAGGGCTATGCATTTGGCGCGGTTGGAAGAGTTTTCCAAATTGCAGAAAATGCTGGTTTGTTCAAACACAAACTTTGGGAAGAACAAAGAAAATTTGGTGTTTACGCTCCCACTGTGATTAAAAAGTTTGCGACTGGTAAAGGAAACGCAAATAAAGAAATGATGATAGAAGCTTTTGAATCTGAAACAGGGGTTGACATTCGAGAGAAATGTGGTATAATAAACAAAAGTTGGAATCCGATAACTGACGTTGTAGATGCTTATTATATCTGTAAATATGGATTCCAAGAATATAGAGAAAACTTATGATAGTAATTTTTAACGGCCCACCAGCCTCTGGCAAAGACGAGGCAGCTGATTTATTTAAAGAGGTTTTTGGTTTTAAAGCCTTGAGTTTTAAGTATCAGCTATTTAAAGAAACAATGAATCATTACGGTGTAAACAAAGAATGGTTTATGGAAGGATATAATGACAGAGACATTAAAGAACGAGAAGAATTTGCTCTGGATAATTTATCAAGACGACAAGCCATGATTCACGTTTCCGAAAATGTAATTAAACCTGTACACGGTAAGGATTATTTTGGTCAACGTGTTGCTGAAGAGATTCAGGAAGGTGTAAATTATGCAATTGCTGATGGTGGTTTTATTGAAGAACTTGAACCCGTCATTGAAAAAGTTGGAACAGAAAATGTTGTTATTGTTCAGCTGACAAGAGAAGGCCATGATTACTCTACTGATTCACGTAGATATTTTAATGGCAACTTAATTAAAGAGTTTACTATTGGGTTTGAGACACCAGTAGATAAAGCTTACGTATTAAAAGAAGAATTAAATTTAAAGACCTACAGAGTACATAATAACGGTTCTGTGCGTAATTTCCACAATATATTAACTGACATTTACAATGAATTAAAGGAAGATTATAACCTTGATAGAACTGAAGAACAAGCTGAAGGGAATACCGAAACCGAACATAATCAATCTTAAAGAATGTACAGACAGAGCTGAATGGACTCGAAATGAGTTTGCTCGGCTCGGCGTTGACGACATCCGTATACATTCCTACGAAAGATATAATGATAATTCGATTAAGTTTGTCGGAGACGAATTCGCATGTGAGACAACTACAAAAGGTGTCACTTCCTCACATATGCTGACCATCAAATGGTGGTATGAAAATACTGATGAAGAGTATGGTATTTTCTTTGAGGACGATTTAGATTACGAGACAGTACAATATTGGAACTTTACTCTTCTTGAATATATCGAGAAGTGTAATAATTGGGACTGGGGCGCATTGCATTTATGTAATGTATTTGAATATCCCTATGATGTAAACAACGAATACATTCCAATGATTCCTAGAAAAAGAGAATTATGGGACCATGGTTTGCAGGCTTATGTCATGAAACGTGAATACGCAAAGAAAATTGTTGAATACTATTTTGATGATTTTGGAAATGGTAATATCCATTATCGTATGCCACTAGGAAGTCCAGTCACAACTGAGAATAATCTTTTACATGGATTTGGATTGGTGATTACATTCCCACTCTTCAATCACAACGTGAAAGATTTTCGCTCAAAGAATATATATTATTATAATGAACAAGCAAAATCTGCTTTTTACTCTTACGAATTTTTGGATAGTTGGTGGAGTATGAAAGGTACTGATTTAACACTTGAACAGATATTTGATAATGAACGTGAGTCACATAAAATTTATGGAGAATTAAAATGATGAATAAAATGGATAAGTATGATGCAATACAGGAAGTAATTGCAGACCTTAAAGCTAAAATTCCCGCACAAGCAGGTGGCCAATACTATACAGCAATTAGTGTATTGGAAGAAGAATTAAATATATTAAGACAGGAAATTCAAGCTCAGATTGAAACAGCTGTCGATGAAATTGGAGCAACTTTACAATGAGCGTAGTATATAAGGGCGAAGTAATCAACACAGAATTATCAAAAAATTCTAACGGTGGAACTGAAATGATGAGACAACGTCTCGTCAATAATGTTGATAAAGATTTCCTATCAAAGGTAGCAATTCACTTATCAAGACCTAGAGAATTATATGATGACGTGCCAAATATTCTTTGGTGTCACGACCTTGCGGTTGACCCAGAAAATAGAGTACTGAATGATGGTGGTTGGGAAAAATTTGACCATTTTGTTTTTGTGACATCTTGGCAAAGAGACCAGTACATCGTACGATTTGGTATTCCATATTCTAAATGTTCAGTCATTCATAACGCGATTGAAAAGGAATATGCTCCAGTACAAATGGCTACTGACAAGGTTCGTTTCATTTATCACACAACTCCGCATCGTGGTTTGGAATTATTAGTTCCTGTATTCGATGCACTATCTAAACAATTCGATAATATTCATTTAGATGTTTATTCTGGTTTTGGCATTTATGGTTGGGAAGATAGAGATGAAGCCTATAAAGGACTTTATAAAAACATTGAAGCTCATCCAAATATGACTTATCACGGTGTCAAAAGTAATGCTGAGGTATTGGCCGCTTTACAGGAAGCACATATTTTCCTATATCCAAACATTTGGCCAGAAACATCATGTATTGCACTAATCGAAGCTATTAAGAGCCAATGTATTTGTATCCACCCAAATTTTGCGGCCTTACCAGAAACAGCAGCAAACGCTACGGTGATGTATGATTACATCGAAGACCCACAAAAACATGCAAATTATGCGTTTGCGGTAGCTAGACAAATTCTGACTTCAATGCAGACTGACCCTAACTACTTTAATGGGTTTACCTATTCGGACAGATTTGCCCTTGCGCGAAATAATATTCCATCATTTGTAAATATGTGGAATGCTGTCATAAGGAATGTACTAGACAATGTCGAAAAAGCCGGATAATGTAGTTAATTTTCCAAAAATTCATTTAGACAAACCTCCTTTAAGTCCAAAAGATGTGCAGGAAAGATTACTTGCGTATAAGGAAAGTTATTCATCTGAATTAGCTCAAATCATTTGGGAGAATGTTTTAGGTGAGATGGATAGAGCTGGATGTAATTTTGATGATAATATTGACAAATATTTTCCGAATATGATTTTAGTTTTCGAGGCCATTAAATCGCTACACTTACTCTCTATGGACGTAGAACATCCGCTACATGCGTTTGCTCGTGAAAATGTGTTATCACATACAACAGATGATGGAGAGTTAGTGACAGGTGGTTTTAAAAGAAATATTGAAGAAAGTGTTGACATTGACCCAGAAATGGATTAAAATATACAAAATAAACTTTGGATTTAAATTATGATATTAGTTGATTATAACCAGGTAATGCTGGCAAGCCTATTTGCAAGTATTGGAAATCACACAAATGTGGACCTAGATGAAAATCTAATTCGCCACATGTTCTTAAATAGTATTCGCTATAACAGGAAAAAATTCTCTAATGATTATGGAGAAATTGTTATCTGTGTTGATAATATGAATGTATGGCGTAGAGATTATTTTCCTTACTACAAGGCAAATCGTAAAAAGAACAGAGATGACTCAGAATTGGATTGGTCAAAATTATTTGATGTGATTCATAAAATCAGAGCAGAGCTCGAGGAATTTTTCCCATATAAGGTCATTAATGTAGAACGTTGTGAGGCTGATGATATTATCGCGACAATTGTTCATGAACATGGTATGGACCTTAATGTTGGTGGAGAAAAGATCTTGATTCTTTCTGGAGATAAGGACTTTATTCAGTTGCACACATACGCAAATGTCGACCAATATAACCCAGTTCTCAAACGCTGGATTAGGAACGATAACCCGAATAAATATTTACAAGAACATATTCTGAAAGGTGATGTTGGTGACGGTGTACCAAATGTCTTAAGTTCTGATAATTGTTTGGCGATTGGACAACGACAAAGTCCAATGACAAAAAAGAGAATGCTAACTCTTACAGAACAACCTGACAACATGGACGAAGAAACCAGACTCAGATTTAATCGTAATAAACAAATGATTGATTTGACAATGATTCCACAAGAATACAAAGATATCATTATTTCAGAATTTAATAAAGAGAAAGAAGTTGGACGTGAAATGTTGTTCAATTATTTCGTAAAAAACAAATTGAAACATTTGATAACAGATATACAGGATTTTTAGTATGGCTTTAAAATTATCAATGTCGGATATTCTAAATGAAACCGGCAAACTTAAATCGAAAAAAGAAAAGGTTGCATTTTTACAAGAGAATGACAATCCAGCCTTTCGCACAGTATTAAGACTTATCTATGATAAAGAGATTGAGTTTCTAATACCAGACACAGCCCCACCTTGGAAGAAAAATAACTTACCAGATGCTAACACAATGCTTTATAGAGAAGCAAGGCGTCTGAAAATCTTCATTAAGGGTGGTGGATATGACAATTTAAATCAAATTAAACGAGAATCATTATTCATTTCTTTATTGGAAGATATTGAAGATAATGATGCTGAACTTCTCTCGAATAATATGATATCACATACACCAGTCAAAGGTGTCACTCTCAAAACAGTTGAGGAAGCATTTCCTAACTTATTCACAACTCCTATGGACATGAGATAAGGAATTAATTATGGCCAAGAGATTTAGGGACTTCCCTGAGTCTGATTGGGAAGATCTTAAAACA